AGGTTCTGCAAGTATGACGAGGCTGTCTTCTGTATGCAAGGCAGGGCTGACCGCTGAGCCAGCAACAATTGGTGCCACACAACTGAGCGCTACCTCGTCTAGAAATTCAGGCTCGTTCACTGCCGGGTCTGTAACAAATCCCTGCACACCCATCACGGAGAACTGTTCACAGTCTACAAGCGTGTTATTCTTCACGCGTACTGTGTCGTCAGCAACAGCTGCTACTGCCAGTCGTCGTCGCAGTACGCTGGCCCTGTCTTCGAAACCCCCAGCGCCTATTCCCGGTCTTTCTGCCAGTCGCGCTACGGCATTCAAATCCTTTGCTAGGATTTGACGACCCTTTTCAAATCGTGGACCAATTACAGTACTCATAGTTTACCTACCCATGATACAGCTGGGAAATTCTTATACGGCGTTGTACTGTTCAATAGGTACATTGAAGCCCACGACTGCGTACTCGCGCGCCAGAACTTATTCCACCCATTTCTGCGGTATGTGAATCGGTACGTGACGTCCAGAGACCCCAGATCGTTACGTTCAACGCTGGGTCCGTGAAACAACAGCGTTTCAGACGCAAAGGTTCTGCCTAGGGTAGGTGAAACGACTGACCCGTCATTCACAGTCTCTATCAGAGCTTCAACCGTAGCAGGCAGTTGCGATACTTGATACCGTGTAAGCGTCCACTCCCACCCACGTATAAGTTTGCCGGGTGCTTCTTCAGGTTTCAGTCCTGTGCGTACTGTTCCGTCTGACCACTCAAACTCGTCCGGTGGCAGTGTAATGAATTCTGCTACGGGGTCCAGCCGTTCTGATATCAACCCCCACCCAGGTATCGGTACGATGGTGACAGTAGACTGTTCATAGAACAGTTCTAGTATCGCGTCCACGTACGTAGGTGCCGTAGTCCGCAAACTCCCGGGCTGCATCTGACCGCCTGGAAACGGTTTGACTTGTATTCGTACACAGCGAGCAGGATTTGCAGCTGGTGTTGTGACAAACGGATACACCCCAAACAGCAACTGCCCGCGCACATTCTGCCGATCAGCCCACGGGCACTTCAGAGTTCGTTGCGCAGAAAATAAGGCCTCATGCGTTTCAACAGGCGACCCCTTCATCTCTTCGTATGCTGCTCTCTCAGCCATTTAGCCTGCTACTCCTACTAGCATACCGCTCTGAATGAATCGTCTCATTTCATCCAGAATCAGTTCTAGTGTAGTGTTACCAAGTTTCGCGCGCTCAGACGCCTCACGCGTGCTCTTTTCAACGTTCTGGGATGAACTCAGTATGCTGCGCTGCGTACTGTCGCTGCTGCTGCCTGCCAACGATTCCTGGGTACGACGAAACAGGGACTGCGAACTCTCTATCTGTCCGACGATCGAACGTGCGCTGTCCTGACGGTTTGCAGCGTTTATAGCTTCACGTTCGATCATGAGCGCTTGTATTTCAGACAGCTGCTGTTCCCCGACCCCGCGCTCTCGTAGCTTCCGAACCTCTACGTCTACCTTGTTCTTGCGCCCAGTGAGAACGTCCAGTTCGTCCTGCAAGTCTCGCAGCGACTGCGCCGCGTCATCCGTTGCTTGTTTGCTGTCCTCACGCTTTTTCTTCTCGTCTTCCATCAACTGTATGCCGCGATCAACCGCTTGCAGGTACCGTATTTGCGCGTCGGACAAATTCTCCAGTCCGATTTCCATCATGCCTGTTTCAATGTCGGACTTTCCAAAACCGAGCAGAGAATTTCGCGACCGTTCCATTAGGTCGCTAATGCTGCGCTGTGTGTCCTCAAACTTTTCGTTCTGTTCAATAGCGTCAGCTGTGGATTTAATCAGCGCACTCTGCTCGTCGGTTAGACTCGCCACGCCCAGCTTCAGAATCTCGATCTCACCGCGTGTCTTGCCGAAGCTAGCAGCCTCGATTTGCAGAGCAGCGATAAGCTCTTCTATCTTGGACGTGGCTTCGCTACTGGCTTCGCTGAACTCTTCAGTTTCCCGCGTAGCCTCCGCCTCACGCTCAGCCAGCTGCGCTATTTCCAGATCAATCGTACTAAGTTCGTCGCGCAGACTGCTCTGTATAGACAGCAATCGCCGGGACCCTGCTGTCATACTTTTGATCTTTGCTTCGATGAGGTCGGAATCTTGAATCATTCCCGTGTCACGCTCTCTCATCATGTCAGCTTCGTTCTCTTGCAGTGCACGGTCTGCTGCTGCGATAGCTTTAGCGGTAAGATCCTTTCTTGTTTTCAAACCGCTCATCGTGGACGTGTCGACCTTACCGGCCTGCGCACGGAGTGCACTGAGCTCGTTCAGTCCGCTATTGCTGCCTGTCACAATGCGGCTGTCGTCCTCTCCAAACGGACCTTTGAAAGTGCCTGGCTTGAACCCCATAGCCTTCTCTTGTCTACCGATAGCGCGCACGCCTGTCACATTCGCGCCAACCGCCATTCCTGCCGCAGCTAATGCTCCCAGTCCAGGATTTGCCGCTATAAAACTAAGGGCCGCTCCAACACCCTTCAGCAGCGATATCAGTTTAGGCAATACGAATACTGCTGCCGTCAAACCAGCTACCCACTTGGCCGTACTGACCACCAACCCCGCGTTGATACGAGCCCACTCTGCTAGCGGTATCAGTGTCTCGCGCAACTTGTCTACCAGCTTGGTCAAGTCTGGGATGAGTATGCCACCGAGCGTTTCAGAAAACTCGTCAACTTGCCGTTTGAGAATCTCCCACTTGCCGCTGAAGCTGTTCGCTGCCGCCACTGCTGTTCCACCGACCTGCCGTGACACTTCATCCAGAACGAGCCGCTGTGCGCTCAGTAGTTGATTGGTCTTGACCAGGTGCTTAATCGTTTCCATCTGCGATTTGCTGAATGAGATACCGCTACGTCGCAGGGCCGTCACTCCCAGAACCGGGTCTTGCAGCGCCTTGCCCAGCTGTAGTGCAGCACCACGCATGTCGTTGCCCATTACTTCAGACAGGTCAAGAGCGAGCTCCGTGGCTCTCTGGAACTCATCACCTTTCAAATTTCGGAAGGTTGCTAACAGCGCTTGCATTCCTATGATAGCGTCGTCCGACCTGCCGGTGAGACTCTGGAGAGATGAGGCGTGGTTGATCATCTCGCGTGCGCTTATGTTAGCAGCGCCACCCGTTGTACGTATGACCTGCTCCAGTCTTCGCTCTGCGCGTTCCTGTTCTGCTGCTGCTCGTACGACCAGGGCAGCAGCACCGCCACCGGCTAGCAACAGGTTTCTGGCGTGTGCAGAAGCTGATTGTGCTACAGATGCCAAACCGCGGATTGCACGCTCAGTAGCAGCTACACCGCTCATGACACCGCGATTTTTTAGCAATAGTTCAATAATTGCTTGCACAGTTTAGCTCCTCAGTTTTCCGCCCATGCCGCGTACCCGCTGCCACTCTCTGCGGTTCTGATACCGCACAGTGCCGTGTCCTGTCTTTGGATTTGTACCGCTAGTCAGGTACATCATCTCCTGTGCCATGGTCAACTTGCCAACAATTTGAGGACCCCAGCCGTACTTCTCTGCGAAATACCGATATACAGCGCCGCGGTCCCGGACGTTTATGCCCGTCGACTTTTTGACGTCTTTGGCACCTTCCCGCGCTTGCTCGCGGGCGAGGGGACAAAAGGGTTTCCGACACCGGGTATTTTTGCACTCGCCCTTTCCATGGCAGCCGGATCTGCCATAAGAGCCTTGTGTACGTCGTTCTCTGTAATCGACGGGTCGCTTTTTCGGGCGCTCAACCAGACCATCTTGACAGTTCCCTCCAGGGTACCGAGATGTCTGATCGTGATAGCGTCGAACATGGTCACTGTGACCGCCTTTGCGTATGCCGACTCCATCAAACCCTTTTGCACTTCGACCGGCAACCCCTCGCAGTTACGGCGCGCAATGTCCATCAGGCGGTCTTCAACCCACCGCTGTAGAACTCCAAAGTCGTCGTTGTCCATTGGGTGCAACAACCACTTTTTCTGATCGATCACTATCTCAGTCGGGGCTGCTGAGGCGTCAGCAAAACTAGTCATACTTTCACGCTCCTTACCGAACAGTACAACGCTTCAGGTTATGCTGGTGGCCAGTACGCAACCGCGCCTGGTTTGTTGATCAAACCGACCGTGGGTGTAGCCGACACCAGTTGAAATCCATCCATACCGAATACGGACACCGCAGACACCGGCTGTCCTGTCTCAATGTCGACCTCCATATCGGTGGCGTCCTCGCACCGCATCCAACGCAGGTCGTAGAAATCCGTTGCGTTGACGAACACACGAATCTGCTTAACGACGTTTTCGCCGACAAGCAAACTGAAGTCGTCCACGTAGCGACCATACTGCAGTCGCACATCCAGGTTTGCCTTCACGCGCTGAGTGACACCCGCAGTGCCACTGCTCGTATACGTGGGTTGATCCTGGGTGAAAGTCAACGTGATCGTACGAACGTCTGCGTCCTCTGTGAAGGTGGGTGGTTGAGTACCGACCGGTCCCGTCTGTATTTTACATCCAACAGACGAGGTGAAGTTCGGTACGACCGTATCCGCAATATCCGGATCTGCCACGTACGCTCGGTTAAGCGTACCTTTCGCGCCGAACCGGACCACGTGCGATATCGGTAAACCGCTTTCGATATCGATCGTAATCTCGGCTTCCTGCGCGAGCGCGAGGCCTTGCACGCACTTGTTGCCGTCGATAGACCCGGTGAAAGTGAACTGATCACCAGGCATCTTGGCTGGCGTATGACCGTACGCACGATACTCACCGGACCAGTCAATGTTACCGGTGGTTCGACCAGTACCCGTACGGGTACTAGAAGCGTGATACGGAGCAGGGTTACCGTTGGACTGCACCGACCAACCACGAACGTGGGGAATGGTATCGACCAGTCCACCTACGCTTGAAATTACTCCCATGTCAAACCTCCGCTAATATGTCCGGGGTGGAGAACCACATCTCCACGTCACACATCCAAACAGTCGCCCATCCCGTGATATGACCGTGATCCTCTCCACGAAAGAGACTATCGGCCACGTCAGCAAGACGGGTCATTTTCACGAATTTGTTTCCGCGCCAAGTAAGGCTAGTGAGCACTTGCAGCCACTTGCCCATAGCACAGTACACCTCCCACTGAGATGGCAGCAGTTCGTGGGTTACCTGCCGCTCGCCCGTGGACACCTGCACCGCAAAACGCTTTGTAAGTGAACTGCTGCTACTCGTTCGATGCAAGTGCGGTATAATTGCAACCGGAGTTATACGAATCTCAGGCAGGTCCGCAGAGAGCACTGTCACCTTCTCTGGAGAGCGATCGTCAGGGTTGTCTAACCGTACGCGGTTGCCCAGCTTGAACCGTTTGCGTATAGACTCCCGAGAGAGCAGCAACTCCCACAGTGCGGTGTACACTTTCGACAGCGGATCAGCCTCTAGCTCTGGCACGTTCCACCAACCGTTCTACGGCGCGCTCTACATCCAACGCCATTTGCACTTTGACCTTCTCGTCCGGTTCTACGATTATCTCGCGTCGCGGTACTCGTCCCTTTCCAAAGTGGTGCACTTCCGCTATCTGTGCTACGGTAAGTGTACTGTCACCAGACCGCCCACTGCCACCGTACCCCACACGGACGCCGCCAGGTATCATCTCTTGCAGCTGTCCAGGTCGGTTGGTAAACGCCGGACTCAGCGCAGCTTTCATTGTCCCTTTGTCTACCAGAATAGCTACTGCACCTCCAGAGGCCACGCGCGAAAACCCGCCACCGCTATTCCTGCGTACGGTACCGCCAGGATTTGTACGCTTAGCGATCCCGCGCTTACGCGCGAGCGTAGCAGGCGCCAACGGAGCCCAGTCACCGCCACCCTTAGTGAACGTATCAAATCTCTCCAGGGCCCAGCTGCGGTATCGAACAGCCCACTGACGGTACAACCTGTCAGTCTCTGCGTCGAATCCTACAGCGCCAGCAAACCGTATAAGCGCGGTGAGAAATCTCTGGAGAGGTTCGAGGTTCAGTTTGATTTCGATACCGATCATGCTAGCTTACCGTGACATTACAGTGGCCGCTTCGTCGTCGCTGAATCCGTGACCGGGTGTTTCGAAATCAACCGGCCTGCCCGTGTTGATAATGCCTGCTGGTTTGGCCGGTGGCTCAGGGGGCAGCCACCACTTTTGCCCACGGTACCATGTCCGGCCTGCCATCAGCTGCGCGCACTCTGCGTCTTGCTTGCCGCGTAGAATGTCACGCACTACAGAGCCTGCGCTACCGGGATCAGCATCAGGCGCTGCGGCAGCGATGATAGCGATCGCTTCACCCACACCGTCCAGCTTGTCTGACACGGCACCAAACTCGTCAGGCGGACCTAGCGACTCAACAAGCGCGGCTAGTTCCGCGTACCCAGGGTGGTCTGCGGACAGCAGGTCTTTGACCTGCGACGCACCCCACGACTTTGCACTCATACGGCCTCCTCATCTAAATCGAAGGCCTCGGGAACGACGCTGTGGGCTAGCTCCGCGTCCAGGATTAAATTCCCTCCGCGAATTTCGGCCAGCGCGTCCCGTGCCTCGTCCCGGAGTTTTTCGGGATTTGATTTCTCTCCGTCGCCCGTATCGGCTAACCCGCGACTCGTATATAGCCAGCAGCCTGCAATCTTCGCAGCTGCGTCAACGATTACAACTGGCGTGCCACCTTCTGACAGTACAATGGGCAGAGCGTACAACCCGTTTCGCAACCGGTTGTTGACCTCGTCATCAGCCACTGCCAGCGCCTTTGTAATGCGCGCGGTTATAGTAGCAGATACTCCGTCGTTGTCCAGGTCCGCCCACTTGTCGACATTGGGCTTACCGAACACTTCGTTTAGGTCAGACCTTGTTGCGTAACTCATTGCTCACTGTTCCTTCTAGCTCAGGCTGAGCCCTTACTAGTTCGTGCTCTCACCCTTGCAGCAGACTTCCGGAACCGTGCAGTACGGCAGCGGATTGCTCTGAGTGTGAATAGACACGCCTTTGTCGTGGTCGAGCAGAGCCTGCGACGCGTAGAACTCCAGACCAGGCGTACCGACGGCACCCATCTGATCCGCAGGAGCGTACGCGACTTCGAACAGGCCAGGCGCGCCGACTGGGAAGAACCGCGCCTGCTTCGGGTCGACGAACGCTTGGTCGCCCACAGAACCGGGGTACTCTTCGAAGATGATGCCAGCGAAGGGGAACCCCGACCGCGGATCGTTGCGACGCATGACACCGTCCTGGAAGCGATCGTACGCTGCCAGTACGTCCTTGTGGTCGATGAGCCGCTGGAAGAAGTCGTAGCCGCAGAAAGCGTGAATGTGGTCGTACGGCACACCGCCGAGTTTTTCCTCGATGAACCGCTTGACCTTCAGGCAGATTTGCCGAATCTTCGTCGCGTCTGTCCCGAGCTTGAAATCGAAGCTTTGCTCGGTGACGCTGAAAATGGTGAACAGGTCGGCCAGTACGCCCACGCCGTCACTGTCGAGAACCTTGCCTTTCAGCGCGCCCATATACAGCCACTCGCGCGTGACCTGATGGTCTTGCTTCATGCGAGTGAGGCGATCGTTCACGACACCCACGACCGTCTGCATTTGGTCCGCAGACCCGAACTGCCGAACACCGATGATGTCGTCCGGCTTGACGTGGCTGTCGTGCGGAAAGTGCGGTACAGGAACGGACCGCACGGTACGCTTCACCGGCGGTATCACTGACGCGGGCGAGCCGCGCGGCTTGCTGGGGATGAGCGACAGCTTACCCTTCTGCTCTTCCAGCAGGGCAATTGTGGTCGTGATCGGTTTCGGGGTGAACAACCCCATACTTCCGATACGGCCAGGGGTGAAAGGCAGCCGGTTCATGGACGTCGTCAGAGACGCCATGTTGAATGCCGGACTGCCGAATACGTCCGCCATCTCGTTGGCCATTGTAGTCAAAGCCTCCTATCGTTGGACCTTCTGAACCAGAAAACTACAGTACCGAAACCACGAGGCGTCGGACTTAGAGCGACTCAGTGTTCAACGGCTGTCGCAGGCACTGAATGCCGGCCTTTTCGAGAGCCGTTACGATGTCAGCCAGAACAGCGCCCGACGGAATGTCGAGCATGTTCACGTTCACCTGACAGTTGCGAACCGCGAACGTTGCACGGATCGTCTTCTCCGAAGCAGCGGTCGTGAGCTCCTGGAGACAGACAGCGGACGGGAAACCGTCGCCCGGAGGTCCGCCTTGGGTCGTCTCGACCATACTCGCGCCCGTGCAGCCTTCCAGCAGCGTCACGTCGATCACGATCATCGGCTGATTGATCTGCGTATACCCAGCACCCGCGAAGGTGAAGGTATTCGCAGTGATCGCAGTGCCACCGACCGTGCAGGCACCCGAACCCAGAACGGTGTTGACCGCGTTCTGGATTGCCGTGTTGTCGGCGTTGTACGCCAGGGCAATCGTGGTCCCCTTCGTACCGTCCTTTTTAGTGAAGGTCAGAGTGAAGGTACCGGCCGTCAAAGTGCCGGTGATCGCCATGGTTTGCACTTCGTCAGCGCCTGCCCCAGCGGACTGCCCACCCTGGGTGGTACGGGTCACGGACGAATCTTCCTCACCGGTGAGGCCGTCGGTGTCCAGTTCGACGATCGGCCACGACTTGCCCGCGTACCCTGCTCCAGAGAAGGTCAGAGTGGTTGCGGTGATCGCAGTGCCGCCAGCGACGATCATGCTGGAACCGAACGCGTCGTCCAACGCGGTTTGGATGTTGGCGACGCTGGCGTTGTGCGCGATGTTGGCCGTGATGCGCTCAACGCCGTTCTTGTCGGTCCCTTTAATCTGCCAGAAACCACCAGACAGAGTGCCAGTGATAGCAATCGTCTGAACCTCGTTGGTGTTGGACGCGATTTTCTTCATCCGACCGGCCACGCCGCGTCCACATACGGTGCCGATCTTCAAGGTCTGACTTTCGTCAACCAAGAGCGCTTCGCGCGACATGCGCGCGGGCTGCTCCATCAAGAGCACGTCCCCTACTCGGGTGGGCTCAGTTGCTGTACCCATACGGTTTGTAACCTCTCAGCCCGTTGCCTTTGGTTAACCGGGTTAGGTGGGTTAGGGCCGTTGCCCCACCTCCGGTGAAACGGACGCGCCCTGGCCCAGTTACGCCAAGATTACCTTGGTCTGGGCTTGGCCATCCAACCTGTCCCACGCAGCTCTACAAACGGTACGGTTCTTCAGTCTGCCGCACCGGGCAAAGCCGGTACTCTTCTACTTCTTGGCTGCCGCGCGGCGCTCAGCGTCCTTGACCAGGAGGTCGCTCTCACCTTCCCCGTTGTTGGGGTTGGACAGACTGAGCGACTGCGGACCAGTCTTCTCCTTCAGCGCGACCGGGTCATTGAGCGACAGCACACCGATGAGCTTGTCGAACTCAGACTGCGTGCCGTGTTGCAGCGACAGTTCGACCGCCGAGTTGCTGGGCCCAATGTACAGCGCAGCCATCTGATCCCGAACCGCTGGTGTGATGCGCGCCGCGGCCACGAGACCGTCGAGCTTCATCTTCCGGTTGTCGGCAGCCAAACTGACCAACGTTGCGTCCGGCTTCGACTTGTTGCCTGACGACGCTGAGATCGTCTTGACCTGGTTGGTCAGTTCGAGGATCTTCTCTTCCAGGGTTTTCTTTTCCTGGGAAAGACTCGTGTTGGTCTTCACGAGCTCTGATGCGCAGGCTGACAGCTGCTGCTCCGCCGTCTCCTGCTTGAACTCCTTCACGCCGAGCAGCTCAGCGAGTTTCTTCAACCACTCCACAGGGTGGCCTCCTTGATGCGACGCCGCTATCGGCACAAAGGCACCGAGACCCGGAACGACCGGATCTGTACACAGAGCCACGTGCGTTATCGGCTGGTGATACCTGATCCCATTTCCGTCTATGAACTCAGCAGGGGAGTGAATGCTCACGTCGCTCCGCGCTGCTGCTAGAATTCCGTCTTCACCGATCATGCTGCATTCCATGACCAGTTCGTCGCCCTCGATACGCATGTGATCAACATACCCTCGGTTCATGTCCGGGTTGCCGTCACCTGCGTGAGTACTGGGAATAGGGACACGAATGCCGTTCGATTTCATCTCGGCAAAGGTTTCAGCCCAGTGCTCCAACATTGACAGGTCTACGTGCACCTTCTGATTTGTCGACGCCTTGAACCACTCGCCGCGCTTGATGACGGTTTTCTTGAACTTCTGAACCGGTTGACCGTTGATCGTTTGGCGGTCGCCCTTGGCCACGAACGGTTTACCCGACGCGCAGATGAACACGCTGGACATTGCAGTGCCGCCTGTCCACCGTCGCTCGCAGACCGCCGTACGCTGCGTCTTGTCAGGGAACTCCTCGTTCATGACAGCGTCGCCCACACAGCGAGTAATAAACCCGTCTCTGCTTTCGCCTTGGTTCGGTTTTGGCAACGGCATCGTACTAGCTCCGTACTAGGTGCACTAATGCACCAGGGTTGAAGTCGAATCCCTTGTCCGGTCCTGGAGTAATCACTTCGCCGTCCAATTCGAACGGATCAGGTACCGGTACGATCTCACGCTCTTCGAATATTGGTATCACCTGACAACGGCAAGCATAGCCGTTAGGTGGCATAATCTGTTCCCACGCAGGGTCGTCTTTTGGCAGTGTTACACCTTCAAGCGCCGCGTGCTCTGGACGGACCCGGCCATCGCCAGCGGTTACATATTTGTAACCCCAGAGGATTTCTGCAACAGCCGGGTCCTGCTCCAGCGACCGTTGGCCAACCGACAGGGCCAGTTGTGTCTGTGTACGGTAAATCAGTTCAAGAGTGAACGCGTTATCAGGTACGATACCCAGCGCTTCGAAGGCGTCATCCAGCATCTGTACACCACGACGCAGTGAAACGTCTTGCGTACGAATAGCGGCCATGACACCTTGCAGTTGCCGGTCCACGCGTTCGTCCAGAGTCGTTAGCAACCGAGCAGCCACAGGGGAGTACATTTGCTCAAGAGCATTTAGCTCTGCAAAAGTCAACCCCGCGCGACGGCGCAGGAAATCAGACGACACTTCCAGAAGACGGTTGGCTGAGATAGCCAGTGAGACTGACGGTGGCACTATCCACTGAACCCGTCTCTGGAAGGTGATGAGCTGAGCCCGTATCACTTCATTGGTCATACCGACCAGGTGCGCGTTGACAAGCGCCCGCACAGCAAGACGGTTTAAAGCTAGCAGCTGCTGACGTACTGCCGTGCTCGGGTTACCGCCCTCGCGCAGAGCGCGCTTGCTCGCGGCTCGAGCGCGCGTAAGCACAACGCGCGAAGCTGCCAGTGCACGTGCCACTGTCAGGTTCAGTCGACGCTGTTGCTTTGCAGCCACGCGCCGTTCGTATGCAGTTGTCTTACTCGTCGGCATTACAGTTCTTCTAGTTCAATTGCCACGCCAGGTTTTCCGCCGAAGGTCGTAGACTTAACACTAAGCACCCGGTGACGCGCACCTTTTGGCAATATAACCTCTTTTTGTTTCGGGTACCGAGAGAACTGACCTCTTGACATTCCTGACTGCGTCGTAACTTTCATTACTACAGCGTGTGACTGAACCGATTCGTTTCGGAACCCTGTAGCGAACTTCTTCGCCATTTTGGGATCTTCAGTGAAGCTCGTGAACGAATCAGTTGTCAAGACGTCTCCAGGCTTTGCATTTAAAATCGCGTTGCCTTCACTAACATTCATCCCGCGATACGCGTCACCTTCGAACTTCGGCGCCTTAGCGTATGCAGACTCCAGGTCGTGAACTTGATCAGTCACCCAGTCTTGAGCCTCCGACGGGTTTATTTGCGCATTCTTGAGAACCCAGCTGCTTTCTTCCCACGACTCAAGAGCCAATTGCTCGTTGTGGGTTAAGTTTGAATCCCAGTTATCGATACGCTGTTCAAAAGATTGTCCTGCCGCAGACGGAGTTTTACCGATCAGGTCCGACGGCCCTTTTTCTATCTTACCGTCTTTGATAAAGACGCGTGCACCGTTGATCGTTACCCACCGTCCAGAACCGTCTTCTGATAGGCTAAGCTCTGTCTCAGCCTTCTTGCGTTTTGCCGGATCCATACCGGGGTCAGGCTCTGATTCTGGACGGTCGACCGGGTTCTCATTCAGCGGAATGTCCAGCTGCTCTTGAACGCTGCCCCAGTCAACGCGATCAATCAGTTCAATAGCCACCTCGCCCTGCAAGGCAATCTTGTACAGCTCACGCAGGAACGCGGACTGTTTATCCGTCAGCGGCATAGGATCGCACCACACCGCTCCGCGCGCCCGTTCCCCGAAGTTCAATACCAGCAACCGGTCGGTGATCTGCTGGTTGAACGACACTGTTATCTGCTTGTGCTCTTGAGCGCGGATGAGCAGTGACAGGTCTGCATGTTCCCCAGAATCTGCCTTCGTACCGAACTGGCCTTCAAGAGCAGTTCTCTCTGGAGTGAGAAGACCGCGAACGAACCGCTTGTCCAGGTCGTTCAACCGGGTTGAGAAGTTCCCCTGTTTCGGATTGTCGTCCGACAGCATTTCGAACCGCCACTGCAAGGCCTCTTGCAATTCCTTCTCAAGCTGGGCCTTGGTGGTAGCGCTGCCGATCAGCGGCACTGAGATTCCGATATTGGGCTTTGTCAACTGGCGAGCAAACTCCTTAGCGATATCGGCATTGGACTGCTCAACGCCACCCACCTTGTTCTTTCCTGGAGGGAAGTGGACAACAGGCTTGACACCCGCAACCTTGGCGTCGTAGTCAGCGGCGACAGTGTCAGCGGAGTTCCACTTGTTGTAGGTATCGCGCACGTTCTCTAGTAGGGGTTCACCGTACCAGTTCGACCCCTCGACGTTGAACGAGAACAGCAATCCCTGCTCGGCCGGAAGCACGACTTCAGTTCCTACCGGGGTCCTCTGGGAGAAACCTGTGTATTCGCCGTTCTCGATATTGACGCGAATCTCTGTGATGTCGTGCAGCAGCTGCTTGACTTTCTTGATCACAATGTAGCCGGTCTGCGGGTCGAATACGTAGACAACTTCGAACCCCACCCAGCCAAAGTCGATTCGTCCCAGAAGCATCGCAGCGCGCACAACATGGTCGTGCAGCTTCAACAGGTTATCGCGCACGAAATCGACCCATTCCTGCTCAGCGTCTTTGCGTGACGAGATACCCCACCCTGCTGCGATGGCGGGCGCGGCCACGAGCTCGCGAGCGAGCGCGACAGTGGGCTGTTTCCGAATCGTACGGTACGTGCCGTAGTTTGGTCGCAGTGGGGCTGCCAGTCGCGTGTCGACTGTGACAGACGCCAGTTGTGGTCCCGTCATTTCGGACGCGACAGTCTTCGGCTCGCTGACTTTCTTTGCTGCGCGTTTCGCCATGCTACCTCGCAGATATCATTCCAATGTCACCTACGTCGTCGAAATCCAACGGCACTTCAATCGGGAACAGCTGATACACCGCGTACCCTACCGCGTCAGTCATGTGCCCTATGTCACCGCGTTTGTCCGCGTCACGAGTACCCGGCTTGTAGCCCGTACGCTGGAAATCCTTCACCGTGAACTTGCATCGTTTACTGAAGAACATTCTACGGTCGCCGTCTGCATTGCACAGCATAGCGTTGACGGCAGCCCACCGATCTTGCTGCGCCGGGTTGCTGTCCTTGTAGTACACAGCTCGACCGGCCTTGCGGAACCTTGCGTCGCTCTCAATCAGTTCATAGTCGGACTGTGTTGCATTACCGCCGGCACGCGCCTTGCTTGTTGCGTCACCGTAGAACTCGAACCCCATCTTGTGTGACGCATACCGGGTCCACAACTCGTTCAGCGTCTCAGCGGTATTGGAGTCGCGCAACACAATTTCGTCGAACCATTCCATTCGGTTTTCCCACCGGTGACCGATAGCCCAGCACATCGGCGTGATGTTGAAGTCCGATGCCACTACGATAGGCTTATCCTTGTGATACTCACACGGTCGAACATTGGCCTCGCTGAAAGCGTAATAGATACCGCCACCTACTGTTTGCCACAGAGCACAGAACTGCTCGTTGAAGTCCTGCTCCGTCATATGCTGCCGTGCATACGTTAGCAGGTCTTGCGGCACGATATCGCCTGACTCCCAGGTGAAAGCTTCACTCACCCCGTCCGTGCAGGCCATAGCGTTTTCGAAGGCCTCACGAAATTCTGGAGCTGAGGGACCGGTCCGCTTCGGGACACCGATACGCCATGCCCATCCTGAACGGTGCGTGAGCGCCGGAAGAATGTTCAGGTCGAACACGCCTGGCTTCTGATCACACGACTCGTCGATTACACAACCGTCCCACTGAACGCCTTCCACTCGCTGCGGTGCGTCAAGACCAACGCACCATAGTTGGCTTCCGAATATCGTCTCAATATACAGCTCACTGCGGTTGATACTCGCAATCCAATTCCTGGGACAGAGGTTGACGAGATCGTTCCAAGCGATACGCTTGGCCTGTTGGACAGTGGGCCCTCCGTAGAAGTACCTGGGGTCACGCCACGGTTTCGGTTGTGGCAGTTGTGCTACGAGTTGCCGCTTGGCCAGTTCAGTTTTCCCCGAGCCCCGCCCTGCAACCACCAGCTTGAACCGCGCCTTCGACCGCCACAGCCGGTGTTGCACCGGGTGGTGTCGTAGTTGGGACCAAGCTGGGCTGAGTCGAATCACGTCAGTTCAATCTTTCCATTGCGAACAAAAAAGTGCGCACGACATCCGCTGGTTAAAAGGATAGAACTACTGCCTGCCTTCAATGTCAGGTCGACTAAACCAGTACCTTCCATTTCCCAGCGACCTGGTCCTGGCGGTCTGGGTGCGTCTACGCGCGGTCGCCAGCAGAGCACCCAATGTGTGCCGCGCGAGCCTTTATTTTTCTGATAGCACACAGGGCACATGAACATGACACCGTCTGCTTCAGCTATGGCGACGCCGCGCTTGTGCGTCGTATCGTCAACGATACGCACGAATTCTGCACCTAACTGGGTTAGTGTCAAGCTCACAGATTCTCTTTCACTAAGAACCGGATGATATCACTACGGAATATCATATCGGTACCGAACTCTACGCGCACCTGCCATTGCCAGTGCCCTGCGACATCAAAGAAATCAATCGGAGAGTCCCAGTGCAGTCTTCCGTCCGTCGGGTCATTTGGATTGGCCCACTGCACTTCCTGATCGGCCTCGACCGTACCGTCCGGTCGCTTGAATACGTAGTACGCGTTCGACATGTTTGTGAGGTCGATCACCGTACCGTCCAGGTCGATGCACGTTACAACGAACCTTGCACCGTAGTCACCAAGCTGAATACTTCGCTCCGCGAAACTCATACGGGTGCCCTCACTGCTTGGCGACTGGGTGTCTTGCCGAATACGAACCGGTTGCTAACTGGGATACCAAACCTGGCCTGATGCTCGGGATTTTTACAGAACACGAATCGCTGGTTGCCGCGCCCGAAGTTGAACTCCTGCTCCGGGGTCTTGCCGAATATGAACCCTTGCTCTACCAAGACGCGGTCCAATTCGATTACGCCAATAGCTTCGACACTAGCACTGCCCGACATCACTAAGACAAACTGCGCAGCGCGGTTGGCCACGCACTGCAACGTCGAGTCCCCTTGCAGCACAGCTTCGCCCGTTATCGCACCCAGAGTAAGCTGACAGTTAGACTCTGCCACCATACTGCAAGTTGCGAACATTGTACGCTTCGCGGTTACGTCGAATGTGGAGTCGCCGGAGTCGGATACCCCTCCAGAAGCCGCGCGGGTAGCATCTGCTGTAAAAGTCGAATCGCCTTCGACAGCAACCACACCCTGCGCGGCTCTCCCACTTTGGAGGTCTGAATAGCTATCGCCTTCCAGGAGAACCACTCCCTGGGTGATGAGTCTGGCGACGCACGCAAATTCACTGTCACCTTGTACTGCACTGTCACCTTGTCGGGCGGCATTCGCGACACAAGCAAAATCTGACTCAGCTACGGGCGACGCTATAAGCTGCGCTGCCCGGTTTGCTGCGTGTACGTATGTTGAGTCGCCTTCTAGCAAAGCAGACGCAGATATCGGAACTTTCTTTCCGCCGAACCGAGTAGCAGCCTGCCACAGAACGTGAGGGTCTCGGGTCAAACGGCTAGCTGCGTCTTTCGAGAGACAGGTATCGTACAGCAACAGCTGAGAGGTCCAGTACCCGGCGCGGCTGCCTGACGCTGAGGCGCGGGCATTGATCAGGGCGGGTTGAGCGTTCACGTGGGCCGCTACGATATTGTTATCAACCTCACCAATAGCAATTTCGTACCCGTCCAGGAACAAGTGAGACCGCGCAGATCGAAGGTCTGTCCCTCCCGCGAGCGTGTTCAAACACCACGCCATTGTGAACCACCGGTTCGTAGGAATCGTACCCGTACCCGTATCCAGTACCTGGTTTCCAGCACCAAGAGTTGCCTGGTTGCCGTCTGCACACGTCGCAATAAAGTTTCCGTTTGATGAATCTAAGAAAATAATAATGCCACGGAACTTCAAACTAGGAACTGTTTGCGCTCCGTCAGTACAGAACTGATAAATGCTGTGCGCACCGGTCCAGTAACATGTGATGACAACCGTGCAGGGAAGATTGACCTTCCACTTGTGTCGGTAGGACGAAGATCCTGCTATTCGCAGTTGACAGGCGTTATCGTTCGTACCGTTGGTACTGCCTACGTTGTAGCCCCACGGACAGTCACCGCGACTGTCGTGAGTAGCGGCATTGTCAATTGCCCACGCTAGCGACGGCGGAATGAAATCGTACATCGCTGACGCGGGCGCAGCAGCAGTATTGAATCCTATGCCCGCCAAACTGGGAGCGCAGACACCGACAAGGCCACGCCAGAGTTCTGGGTAGAGTGCTTCCGAGGGGCATCGAGCGATTTCACCTCGGGCACTTTTAACTATCACTGTATCTCATCCGGCATCGGGAACAGAACAAAGAAATGGTCTCCGTTCGTTGCCGATAGCGTACGACTCGTTCGGTTTACCCAGCAGATACCAACGAAGTCGCAAAGCAGCGTCACAATACCGCTAGCGGTAAAGTGCTCGTTAGAGTCTGCCTTATCGATCATGATCGGTTCGATTTGCTGCATGTTCAGCAGCTTATCGAGAGACGACAGAGCAGCATCTGCATTTGCTTGATTTCCGTCCGCATAAACAGTTGCACCGGGGTGCGTCCATGCGCGAATGATACGCTGCTCAATATACTCGCCAACGACAGGGTTACCGCCTGTGACCTTCGTACGCGCGAGCCACCCGAACCGTGTTGGGCGCGGGTTCAACGGATTGCTGCTGCCAGCGCCATTCAACATCGAGAGGTCCGCCCACTCGCTCACTCGCCCAGCAGGAGTGTTAGCAAGACTGGTAACACCAAAGGCGTTATTCCCAGCAGGCGCGAACTCGACATTCGTAATGTTCTGAGCTAAGATGATATTCGGCACAGGTCAGTCTCCGGCAATCGCTGCTGTCGGAAGCATTACAGTTCGCTAACGGTCAAACCGCCGATCGCGATTTCCAGTTCGTCGCCGTTGTTGATCGTACGCGACGTTGTCAGCGCACCGTAGTACAGACAGTTGCCCGCGCTACTGGCATCCCAAATCGACGCGTGTGTGATCGTGCCCCAGTTGCCGCCACTGCACAGGAACGTCATCGCGACCGTATTCTGGGCGGAACCGGACGAGGCTGCGCCGAAAGTAACGGCCTGGCGGCTGTAGTTGTTGCCTGAGACCTCACCCGTCGCACCTGTTTCACCGGGGTTGCTCGTGTGCAACGCCACGTACAAGTTCGCGGGCGAGGTGAAGTTGCGCGTGCCCTTTCCGAGCGCGTGATCGAGCAGCTTGTCTTCCAGGTAGTTCGACTTCGCGTCCGCCATGGGCAAGTAGGACGCCAGTACCAACAGTGCAATTGCGATATACATCCACATAACCAGCGTCCTTTCAGGTCGGGTCTACAGGTTTCATCGGGTCCAGTACCGGTGGGGTATAGCCACCAAGCACTGCAATCAGTTCGTCACGGGTCACGATACTTTCAGTTGCGTCAGGCGCAGTGACCACAAACCGTCCGTCACCCAAAGGCTCGATCAGCAACGTGACACTTACCGTGCCGCTCATAATCTATTCCTTCGATTGACGGTTTTCTCTACACGCCACTTGTGCGCGAACACCGACGCAATGATTACACCAACCGCTCCAAGAATACCAGACAGCGTCTGACCGTCTGCGTACCACGGCGGAAGCTCCGGCCGATCACTCCTATCCTCATCGTTACGCAGTGCGTTAGACCGGGGTTCGGACGGGTAAGGGGGCCCAGCCGGAGCCTGCGGCGTGGTAGGCATATTCTGGAAAGGAAAACCCTCGGGCATTTTCAATGTAATGCAACCGTACGCTAGCCCTGCCAGTACGGCAGCAAAGAAAACCCGGACGGCCCACGCACGGACGCACATGGACCGCCGGGAACCAGGACACGGAACCTGTTCGGTGGGTGGAGGTGGGCAGTTGATCGGGCGCACCATACCCGGAGCGTGAAGAGTTGCCGTGCCTTGGTATTTCATCGCGTCATCTCCAGTAGCCGATCACCGGCTCGTCCGCGTACTACCCACCTTCGCCCGGCACGGGTTGCGTGGCCACCCCTGCAGGCGGCGCGCCTTGTCCGTTCCAGATGATCACCGGTGGCGTGCTCGTAGCGGGTCGACCCGGTCCGACAGTGTCTGCGTGGCGGTAGGTCAGCAGCTTGATATACATTTCTTCGGTCGCAGGATCAAGCTGCCCTCCCATCACCGCGGATAGTAACGCGTTCTGTACGTCTTTCGACATCTGCTGGCCGTGGCCTTCAGTTTGAGCCTCCGCGCGGCCGTTGACACCGGCAATGCGTGCGCCGATCACAGCCTCCATTCGCATGTACCGTTCGACCGCCGGGTCTTGGAATGCGACGTCGGCGCCTGCCAGGAACTTATCCATGACGCCTTGGTCTTTGATGAGATCGACGGTGGCATCGGCGATCTTCTCGGCCGTACCGGTCGTGGCATTCTGAATGCCCAGCGCCCCGAGCGAGCCTTTGCAGCCTGCGATATTGAATAGCAACAGAAACCCTACAAGATACTTCAACCAGTTCATTTTGCTTTTCTCCTTTATCAGAACCAAACTGTCCCGTACGCTCGCGCGGGGTTTACTCTTTACGCTTGTACTGCGCCAACACTTCGCCACCAGCAGTCAGCATCACAGTGCCCGGTGGAGAGTTTGGCTGATTGCTGCCGAAACCTGCTACGACGACCGCTTGTGTATTCTGGGCAAGACCGTGGACGCCATAGTCGCTGATCGTGACCGATATCGGCGCGGTGTCCTTGTTCACTCGCGACAGCGCTATCAGAAACCCGTTGACACCAGGACCGTACACATTGACACGACGCAGGGTCACGGACGTAAGACGATCCTTGGTATTGTTCGGTTCGATGTCGACACCGGCCTGGGGCGGAACTCCGCGTACGTTGTAGATGTCGAGATCGTTGATGTCGCACAACTGGCAAGAACAGATACTTATCCCGTTGCGGTACGCGCTCACCTCGCCCTCGGGCGCGCGTAACTCACAGCGGTTCATCACGAGACTGCTGGCTGTTCCCAGAATGTGAGCGTCCAGCACGCCGTCCTGTGGCGCGGTATCTGCCAGCTTGTTGCCGACATAAATAGCGTCACCGCGATTGGAGCTAAACGTGCAGTTCGTAAACTGAAGAGCCTCGCCATTTGTATTAACAGCGTGCGGCCCGAACCCGTCGACAGTCGTGTCGGTACCCGTGTAATACATACGGATGACGCAGTTCAAGAAATGCGCGCCTGAGCCTGACGGTATGATGAAGTTTTGCCGCTTAGGCGTACGCATCACCAGAGACGAGCCAGGCTGGCAGATGACGGTGCACGGTCCTCTGGGGTGAAGAGGCTCCGTGAACTCGTAGGCGCCATCGACCTGGATCACCGTAGCGCCGTTGTCGAATGCCGCCTGTAGAGTGGTCTCTTTCGACGCGAACCCCGGTGAGACCGCCGTCGTATCGACTGCTCCTGTGAGCGCTCCTGCGAGCGCGAGTAAGGTAGCCAGAACCGAAGCTGTTACACGCATTTCTGTCACGCTCCTTCGAATAGGCCACCCGTAGGCCGATCACCCACGGTAGTAGCCGCATTGTTAGGGTCTGCGTACGGAGACGGCAACTGCAACGAGCAATCGCGACACCGTACGCATCCACAGTTCTCAACCCAACCGTGCAGTAGGTTGGTCGCCTGTCCGAGTGTCATCTGCGCTGACAGCTCAACCGCATCGCTGCATACTTCACAGCGAACGACAACCGATCCGGTACGCAGAACACCGGATAGTACAGCGAGTAGGTGAAGTACGCCAGCGAGCATCAGGGTTTCTTCTTTAGGTCTTCAGGTTTCACCGGGTTTACCTTCTGGAGGAAGTGCTCCATCAGGGTGTCGATATTCCGGCGGTTTGCTTCAATCTGGTCCTGCATACCCGGTATTGATTGGATCAAAGGGCCGCGATCTTCAAGCTTGCGGTCAACCTCCGCTTGCTTGACCAGCATACTGTTCTGCTGGGTTTGAATCGACGCGATGAGCGACACCTTATCCTGATACTCGTCGAGACGGCGACGGTGATCTTTTGAGTCTGCTTGCAGTTCCTTGGTATCGCTGTCCATTCGACCCAGGCGCTGCTCCAAAGTCTCAGTCACCTTTTGCTGAAGCATGTCAACCTTTCGGGACAGCGGATCTGTCTCGGCCTTAATCGCCAGCGCGACCGTGGCAGTGATATCGTCCTGCGACGGCTGTGCGCGGGTAGCAAGGTACCCGGTACTGCCGCTTGACAGCGCTGCCGTGATCATTGCACCGATCACCGCCTTTATCACTACGTGATTAGACACCGGTACCGCTGGCACTGCTGGTGCTGCCGCCGATGGTGCCGCTGTTTGCGCCCGTAGCAGGTCCATCAGCTGCTTCATTTCCTCTGACGTTGGCATCCCCGACTCTCCCGTTTTGGTTTCCGGTTTGTCCATGCCTCAGTCTCTCCTTACGACGTAACACGTACTTGCGTTGGTATCCGATAGCCTGCGAACGACACTTGCGACACCACAGTCGACTCGAGTCCTCTCGATCACCACCGCATTTCGGACACAGGCCTTGACGCGCCCGTGCTCGATACTTCAACACGTCGTTTGGACCGCTCATGGCTATTCCCTTGGCGGCACCAACCGGTACTTGTCTGGATTCAATCCGTACGAAGCCAGCTTGGCGTCGCTCCATTCTGGGAGAGTAGGTTGCCGTTCGTATGCACAGTCGCCGCAGTATGGACTGATCTCGAAGGTCGCAGTGGCCGTGCGAGGCTCGACCGCGAGTCGCGAGAAGAAACCGCGATTGTCCTCTACGTCCGCCCAGAGTAGGCAGTGGGAGATAGTGACGTCGAACCGTGGGCTGGTCAACGCTTGCATGAATACGAAGTCGGGCTGCAGCGGTGAACTGGCTGCGTGGTCGCCCATCACAGCGCGTCCGTTCGGTTTGTAGCATATGAGCACAGGCAGATACTCGCCTTCGTTGCCGCCGACGGTAACTTCGATCGTCATGCCGCGTACGAACGGTTCGAAGTCGAAGCGTAGAGGACTAGGCCCACCGCCCATCTCGGTATCGCCGCACGATTGCGTCATGATCAGGCTACCGCCCAGCCAGTGCTCTGGTACGCCACTCGTACCTTCAGGCAGTCGCATGAGAGCGATCGGCTGATCCGCGCGGTAGGCTGTTACGTACACGCCATTGTCCGTGAATGCCGACAGGTTCGCGGTCTCGATACAGTCAAAAGACGCGAACCCTAGAATGGCTCGCAGCGCCCAGAACACCAACTCCGATACCATATTTAAAACTCCTTACTGATTCGTACCCGTTCGTACCAATACGTCTTTTGGGTATACGCGACTGTCCGGTTCCAGTTGGTCAGACATCAATATCGTAATACCCATATGAGGATTACAGCAATAACAGCCAACAGGCCTTGCACAAACCAGTGCGCTGCTCTACTGTTTCGCTCTCTTGCTGCTCGGTTCACGTCAGCTCCTCAGCCTTGTCCGGCGCGGCAGCCGGAGTAACACCCATCAGCTGTTGAAAGGCACCCAGCTTGCCGTCGGGGTTCACGTACTGGTGTCGGTACCGTACGCACTTCTTAGCTTTGTATCCGCTACCGCACGGACACAGCTCATTGCGACCCGTCCGGTCTTTCGCTCTCGCGAGTGGCGGAACGTACACCTTGCCGCGATTCTTAGAACGGTAGAACCGAGCTTGAGCTTCTGCTAGTTGCTTCTCTTGCTGCGCGTCAGATTCGTTTAGCAGAACCTGTCGCACGCTTTGGCTCATTCCGTCCATACCGATCACTCGTCACCTATTCGCCGCAACAACCACCGCAGCAGGGTCACTATTGCCCACCACGTCCGGCTGCGGGGCGCGGAGGGAGACAGGCTCTGAGCATCGCTCTCGCCAGTCGGGCAGAAACGAGTCCATCTCTGCTGCCGAGAACCCGCCACGCTCGGCAATCCGTTGAAGCGTCTGCGTTTCGTGCTTAGACGCATACCTGCTGTAGGCCAACTCGGCGACGAACCACGGCACCGTTGTCGGATGCGGTTTCACGTTCCGCGACGATTGAATGGGGAAGTCCCATTATCCTCGTTCCTTTCGGGGCACTCGGTTCTGGTCGATGATGGTGACTCCTGGCCTCGACCACTGGACCGTGTTCGCTGCGAACGACGTGGCGGCATGAACGGCCCAACGACTGTCATCCGGAGCCTGGTCATCGGCTGCAGCGTTGCACCGTCAATTGTCAGTGGTCCGTACATTGGTGTCTCCTTTAGCGTTATCGTCCTAACAGACCCCGTACTAGTTTTGCATCTTCAGACGCCTGGCGATTTTCTGGAGAAAGACTGTCCGGTGCGGTTGTGTCCTGCATGTCGCGAATCTGTTGCAGAATCATCGAACCTGTCAGCCCTTGTCCCTGGTCCATTCGCAACCCGAGCAGCTTGTTCAGTTCGCGCTGGGCGAGTGTCATACCTCTAGAGTCGCCGGAGGCGTACGCGACCCGGTACGCTTGCAAGTGCCGCTGCTGGGCCATTCGCAGTTCATAGTCCGGGTCGAACTTCTCAGCGTGAATCCGTCGCAGGCATTCGGTGTGTATTGCACGACACATTATCGAACTGCCTGGCTGCCAGTACCACTTGCGTCCTACCTTCACTCTCACATCGAACAGCGGATGCTTGGTACACTTGTCAACGATCTGGGGTCTTGTGAATCCCAGTATGATTTGGTTGGTTACAAACGAGATCCGACGTTCTGTAAACTCGGACTGATAGTCGCGTCTCGCGCGCTGTCGTTGTTTAGCTGCCTCAATACCCGGCTCATCCCACTGTGATACCGGTGGCTTTTTACCGGGCACTCGAACCTTGAGTCGCCCTACCGGGATTTTTTTGGTACTCCGTTTGGCCATCGCTATTTTGTCCGTGTTTCCGTCTCGCGATCGTTGATGATTTTTAACATTTTGCGATAGAATGCACCAAACATCCCGCATACCAAAACATGAAACCGACCAGGAGTATAGCTCCCGCATCGGTTTCAGCAGCGACGTCTCGTTCAGTCGGTTACTCGGCAGCCCAGGCCAGTTTTAGCCCGTTTTAGCCATTGTACGGTGGATTCAGCTGCTCGGGTTTGTGTCCGTCTCCGTCCGGGTCATTTGCACGTATCACCGCTTCATACCGCATATTCTCTGCCCACTGCACTCCAGCTTCTGACGCTTCGTAGGCCGTCTCGTACGTCTTCTCATGCAGATACGGCACCCCACCGTACCGTGTGCACGTAAACACATACCGTCCGCGCCAACTGTGCACGTCCACGTACACCCGAGTCTTAGGTTGCTTGCGTGTCAGTCCTGTTTGTCCGTTCATAGTAGCCTCCTTGCCGTCTCTCGCCTCCCTACGTACTACAGCAGTGTCTCCGCTCGCGTCACCGAGAACCGAATCTCGTCCACCTGCATCTCACCACCCATAGCACTTTGCTTCAACTCCCGCCAGATCACCAGACAGTCATACCCGTCCGGTGTCATGTATACCAGTACCTTCTTATCCGGCTTATGCCGTTGCTTCCACCGGTTCTCACCCGCCAGCTTGTGCACTGCTCGTGACAGGTCTACGTCCAGACCCACGTACTCCTGCGACCTGGGCGACAACCGGTCCATTCTCGCAGCCAACTGGAACACCTGTCCTAGCAACTGTTCATCCCGCATTTTCTCGCTCCTTTTCTACTGGCCACCAACCAAGTACAGATGCCGGTCCGGCGGGAAATCGTTTCACCACGCCCAATCCATCGCGGCGGCTACCGCTAGCAGCAGAATTGCGCCGAGTACGGCGACCCAAATCGTCATTGCTTTTCAATTTTCCCTCCGTTCCAAATGGCGATAGCTTTCAATCTCCCGCGAATGAAAGTAGTCCGTGGCATCACTATGCAATCACGGCCCCGACACCGCACCGTGTAGTATCTTTTGTCGAGACACTCCTGCTGCACAATAGCCCTCGCTCCGCAGAACGGGCACGCCCTCGCCTTCTCTTTCTTCATCCCTCGTCTCCCACCAGTCCGGCGTATTCGGCGTCATGGTGCTCCTCCAATTTAACGCTCCTTTTTGGCCCGATCAAACTTACACGGCATACACACACACTGCTCTGCGTCGTTGCAGCAACACTCTATCTGCACCCCTTGTGAACCTTCTGCCGTGCGTTGTATTGGCTGTCAATGGCATCAACGGATAGAACTGTTTGCGACCTTTCACTGTACGCACAGCAACCGGGTACTGACCCTTTAACCAGCACCCTACCACCTCTCGGTACGTCAACACTATTCATCCTCCTGTCGTCTCCGCCGTCTCGTTGCCGCTGCTCAACAGGCCGAGATGCGCAGCAGTCGCCCACATAGCAGCACACACGGCTCCGTGTGCCCGATCACAAATCGTACACGCTAGCACCGGTGTCCGCAATATGAACGCTTGCGGGTCGTTCACCGGAGCCTGAATCTCTACGTGCCCCGATATGCGCCCAACGGTCTCGCCCGCTTCCCGTGTAATACTGAGATGCACACCGATCTCGTACTGATCTTTCATCTCGTCACTAGCCGCGTACGACATCATAAGGTCCCACACCGCTGTCTGACACGCTGCAATCAACTTCCGCAACAAAAACTTCACCGTCTCTTCATCCTTAGCACAGCGGTCAAACAGCGGACCCGTCCCGGGGAACACCATGTCACGCAGTTCGAACTTCTTTAGCAAACGCTTTCTCAAGATCAACCTCCTCTCGTCTCGTTGACCAAATCTGCGGCAGCATACGGTACTGTCCATGACAGTCCAACCCGCAACCTGTCACGAACCCTTGATGCTTCAGCGGATGTATAGCAGCCCACACCGTGTCAGCGCCAGTATCAATCTCACCCACGTCAGGCGTATTCCGCGATAATAGGGCCATGAAGTGCACTGCTCTCGGACCGAACCCTGCCAACCCTTCCGTCACGACATCAAACGTCCGACCGCTGTCGATCATATCATCCAGCACAATCACGTGGCGATCCTGTACGTCTACAACCGACAGGTCACCCCAGTCCACTTTCGGTTTCAGCGGCGTCACGTTGTTGCCGTACGAACTGACCCGTATGAACTTCACACGCTGTGCACCTAACATTTCTTGTCCACGAGTACTGGTCATCCAGGTCATCACAGCGTATATGACACGGGACGCAAACCAGTACCCACCCTCTAGTATCACTACCCATGTCACGTGTCGCGAACTGCATCGCTGCTCTACGAGATCGATAGCGTAGCGAATAGCTTCTGACACCGCAGCTGCAACCTCTCGCTCCGTATACAAACACGTGTCCGGTACCATCGGACGCGGGTACTTCTCGAACAGGCGATGTGCCAGGTATTTCACCAGGTCATGTTCATTTGCCCGGTCACCATTGTACTCTTCTAGCCACCGTGCCACCGGATTGTCTTGCGTCGTTGTATTTTCAGCTGCCATATTTTCCTCCATTTAGTGCTCTGTGGTTTTTTCCCACCGCGCTTTACCCCCCTTATAGAGCGTCAACCATTTCGTTGAACTTCCCCTTATACCCCTTCCCCAACTCGGGTAAAGTTAGGTTAGCTGAGCGCTTAGCTTAGCGCTTAGCGCA